GTAATTACCAAGTCTCCCACCAATAATTAAATTGCTTGAATATGTTTCTGAATAGCTCCTATATTTTTCATATATCTCATTATTTGTTTCATCATTAATTGGGTAAAAAGGTTCATTATCTCCTGTGTAGTCCTTAGAATATTCATAAGTAATAAAGTCTTTTGTTGATTTACTTTTAGTGAAATGTCTATGCTGAATTATTCTGTTCCAAGGTGTTGACTCATCAGCGTAGTTCATTTGTGCACAGCCTTGAAAATCTGTATTTACTTGATAATCTCTAAACTCCAAAGCTCTGTAGTCTAGTGTGCCAAACATATTTTCGAAATATTTTTGTATTTCACCCGTGTATACAATTTTATTAGCTTTGCATTCCCAATAGTTTCTATCTTTAAAAAAATCCACACCAAGTTCTACATCTATATTTTCTAAGAGTTTATGAAATATTGCTGTGTAACCATCTTTTGGCACACCTTGGTAAATATCAATATCTGGGTAATAGTTGTCGTCAAATGTATATCTTATTGGTAGTCTTTTAATTATTGATGCTGGTAAAAGTTTTGGATCTCTTCCCCAATGCTTTTTAGTGTAACCATAAATTAATTTCTCATATATAGTTTTGCCTACTTGAGATAATATATGTTCTTCTAAGTTTTTTGGTTTATCGCAGGAGATTATTTCTCTTTCTATTTTTGCTATTGCTTTTTCAGGCGTATTGATATCAGGCCAGAGTTGATTGAGAGTTAAAAGATTAATAGGCAAAGAAAAGATTTTGCCATTTGAATAAGCTTTGACTCTGTGGGAATAATTTAAAAAATCTGTAAATTGGTTTATATAATCCCAAATGTATTTTTTAGATGTATGAAAAATGTGAGGGCCATATTTATGTAAGTGATAATCTTCGTAAGGTTCTGTATAGCAATTCCCGCCAATATGAGTTCTTTTATCAATCACCAATACTTTTTTGCCTATCTGATTAGCTTCATATGCAAAAATGGAGCCGAATAATCCGGCTCCAACAACTAGATAATCGTATGGCATATATATGTTTTACAAGTTTGACCCTGCCCATGGAACTCTTGAGAAATTACCTTGGCCTTTTAATCCTGGATTATCATCAAAGCTCATCTCTTCGTTGCCTCTATTGTTTCTGTCATAATCATTTTTATAGACATATTCTTCTGTATGAAGCATTTGTTCTATTGTCTTATCTTGCTCATCAGGATCATATGATTCTGCAGAACTTCTGCCAGAAAAATTAGGGGTGGCAGCATCAGGATCTAAAGTATCAAGAATTGTAGTTTCATTTCTTGACCCATCTTGATCAGGCGTGTATTCATTTTTTAAATCTTGAACATACTGATCAAAATTAGCCCCTTCAGTTAGTAAAGGAGTTTTGGCTAGGTGAGCATTAGAATATTGAGCTTCATAAAAAGGATTGTCGTCTGGGCCTGACTCTGTAATTTGGCCTCTGTTTTTAGAAGTAAAATCTTTAGCGTATTTTGTTGAAGAATAGTGTAATCTCTCAGGCTTAATTTGCTCAGGAACATCATCTTCATAATCAAACTTTTGCTTATCTTTATATTTTCTACGTTTTGATAAAGATTGCTCCATAGAAACATAAGAATCTTTATTGTCTGTTTCTTTGGATTTATGCATGTTATTTGCTGCATTTTCAAGCATAGATTTATGATCTCTCAATCTTGCTCTTAGCTTTAGTCTTTCTCTTTCCACTGGGTCTAAAATATCAATGTTCCCAAGAATATCATCTTCTTTTGAGGTGTGGAAAGGAACTAGTCTTGCTTCAAAGTTTCTGGTTGCATCAGGGTCAGGCGGATTATGTGATCTTGCCAAAACAGATTCAAATGATTGATCTGTCATAAACTGATTGAAATCACCATATGTGCTACCGCCAGGATTCCCACCAGGTGCCCATGCACCTGAACCTGCTCCACCAACGCCACCAAATCCAGCAGCTGTTTTAATATTCTTTTTTGAAGACATTATGCGAAACCTCAAAGACGGATAATTATTTTATTCTTCCACCCAAGTTGATCGTCCTTGACCTTGGTAGAACTTCTGCAATTTTAGAAAAATAGGCTTCATAAGCTACAGCAGCAACAGCATCACAAATATCATCCTTGTATCCTTTTAAAGATTCGATAATAAATCTATTGCCTTTCCATTTCTTTTGCAAGAATAAGAATTGTATTTTTGCTTCTTTAATTTCTTCTAATGGCAATTTATTGCCTCTTAAATCAGTGTATTCTCCACCAGATAAATCGTAGATATCAATTCTGTCTTCTCTCAATAAAGTTGCAAGTTCAGTGTAAATAGATTCTTTGTAATTTTTATTAAATGTTTTTTCTATAATTGGCACTCTCATATTTCTCAATTTAATAACTGATGATTGTGAGTTCCATTGGTCTATACTTACTTGTTTAAATCTGAACTTTGCATGTAGAGATAAAACATAATCTTCTACATCTTTTTCTGAGACTGGTTGATTTTTAGTTTTAGGATTCCAAAAGTGAATGTGGTCAATTACAACCCTTCTTAACGGCTTGCTGTCTTTGCCGTAATGTCCATACATAGTCTCACAATGTGCTACAGCTAAAGCATAGTAGTCAGATGTTCTTGCAGGATCAATATGGCAATAGTATTCAAACATTCCTGTTCCCATTTCTAATCTTTTAATCATTGACATACTTGAGAAGAATCTATTTATGTCATCTTCTGTAAACATAGGGTCAGAAGATGAAGCTCCAAACTCAGCACCATATTGCATTTGATATTCTGTAGGATTCTTCTTCTTTTCAGAATCTAAGAAGTCTCTATCAATATTTGGATTTACAAGCCAGGTAGGTCCACGCATTACAAGGGTTGAAGGATCGTCAAGTCTGTTTTCATGTAAATCATAAAGCAACCCAATTGGTCCTTTAGGGTTGGATAGCATCATCATTTTTCCATCACGCCCAAAAGTTGCAAGAGAAGGCTTTAGGTCATTATATAAATCATAATCAAGACCAGAATCAGGATTATCGCCAGCCATAGCAGCGATTTCGTCCATGATCACACTCCAACATGTAAGACCAACGAGACCGGATGCACTACTAGAACCGCACTTCAGAACTAATGAACCAGAAAATAAGTTCAGACCTGCAGTTTCTCTTCTTTCATTTTCCTTACGGTCATTTTCAGTAAAGAAGCGCATTTCAAGTTCTGTGTCTTTACCAATGTAAGGTTGGAAGTATGGAGAAGCTAATACAGTTTGTTTCAATTTTGCGAAGATAGCATTCTTTGCCTGTTCCTCGTTTTTAGCTACGTTTAATAGGTAAATTGCATCAAACTCCATCAATCCATATCTAGCTTGAGGGTGACCCATAGAAATGAGCCTATATAGCTCATAAAGTCCAATAGCAGAAACTAGGAATGACTTACCAGATCTTCTTCCTAGAACTAAAACTAATTCTTGAAACTTAAACCTATTTTCACACTTATTAATAATTTGCATTCTAAGCTTTGGGTCAAACTCTTCAGAATACAACAAATCTTTTTCTGTTTGGAAATTGTCTGTAATAGGTCTTTCTTCTAAGAGTTCAATTGTTTTAAGCGCATCGGGGTTAGTTGCATTATCTTTTTCATGCGTGTATCTCTGTACTGAAATGTCTTTATCCATTCTATTACAGGTTAGACAGGGTGAATTGATAACGGTAAATGATGCTTTAAATGGTCTGTTTTCTTTGTGCATTTGAACAGACTTTTCTTCATTCTTTCTTACAAAATCCCAGACGCATCCATTACATCCAACTCTTTCTTCTTCAGGTATATCTTGAATTATAAGTTCTGTGTTGCCTTCTTGTCCCATATAGAAGCACTTTAAAATAAGCCTCTGTAATGGGTATGGTTTCAAATTACAAAAATATGGATGTTCAATAAAGGTAACAATATCTACAATTTGATCAGGGTTAAATCTTGTCTTCTCTGGCTTTTGAGGTGGTGCAACTTCAGATCTTACACTCGGAGTAAGCTCATCCAAAAACTCTTCAGCATATTCAGAGTCTTTAAACTTTTCTGATGCTTGATTTGCTTGTTGAATTAATTGCTGTCTAATTTCAGCTTGTGTCAGTGAGGCTTTAGATGCGTTTTTTCTCATTAGTTTTCTTGCTTTAGTTTTTCTCTAAGCTTTTTCAATTCGTCTCTGATTATTCTTTTGTCAAGTTCACTTTCAAATCTGTCATGTAGTTCAGCTAAAATCTCAAAGATGTTAATTGAAAAAACTCCCTGATTGTCTCTTTTCTCTTTGATATCTAAAATCTTGCTAATAAGTTTTTCAACCATAGCAGCTCTTTTAAGTTTAAGATCATTATTTTTGCTACAATCAATTCCTCTAACATCATC